GCAATAGGCGATAAACTTAGCAGCTATCAAATAGCATTTTTAAACTTAGCAAAAAATTCAAATTGTTTCTGCTACATAGCAACCGAAGAGAACGGCAAACTAACCTTAAAAGAATATGAACAAGAATAGCATCATATTAGAACTTTGGGAAAGCCGAGAATTAAAGGAAGCAATAGATAAGATGCAGCCGGAAGACCTGCGAGAAGATTTAAGAAGTGAACTATTTAAGGTGCTATGCGAAATGGATGAGGAACGCATAATTGATATGCGGAAAAGGAACGTGTTAAAATTCTACTTGGTTCGCACTATGATTAACATGATGCAGAGTAATACGAGCCAATTTTATAGGACTTATAGAAAGCCATTAGAGGTTGAGTTAATAGCACACGATAGAGACGAGGACTTGCTTAACAAAGTAGAAGACGAGTTATCTAAGATGCATTGGTACAAAGCAGAACTATTACGAGTATATGCTATCAAGCATAACTGCAACGCAAAAGAACTTAGCAGGGTAACCGGCATACCTTATATGTCAATACATAGGGAACTTAAACTAACTAAACGAGAACTTAAAAAACAATTACGCAAATGATAATTATAGCAGCGATATGCTTTGCAATTTTCTTTGTAGAGATACATCAATTTCATAGGAAGTGGAAACTAGATTTTAAGCCGTTTAGCTGCACGAGTTGTTTAGCAGCTTGGAGTGGATTGGCTTTATATTTACTACCTGCAATATGTACCGATGTTATTGCGTTTGTATTTATACCGGGAGTGGCAGCACCTTTACTATCTAAACTAATGTGGAACTTATGGAAATAGAACACAGAAAATTCTTAGATGATAACGTTGGTAATTGGCATACAGTCCAGAATGGTTATGTGCGTAATATCGATTTAGACATCTTAAAAATGTACGAGCATATTTACCGGAAGTATATGAGTGCAGATTTTATCTTAACAGTATGGTGCGGTAATTGTATATTCGATATGATTAAACGCTTATACACTTGGTACGAAGAACAACCAAAACCTAAAAATAAAAAGAATGGCTAACTTTATCCACCCTACCGCTATTATAGGCGATAACGTAATTATTGGAGATGGCAACTACATCGGAGCTTATTGTATAATCGGAGACAAAGCCGAGCATAAGAAGTTCTGGCAAAAAGAAAAAGGCAAAGTTTACATTGGCGATAACAATGTTATTACAGGACTTGTAACAATAGATGCAGGAACCGAGATAGACACCTTTATCGGCAATAATTGTTTCATAATGAAACACGCACACATCGGACACGATTGTAATATTTTAGATAACGTAACTATAAGCTGCGGAGCAAAAATAGGAGGACACTCGATTATTGAAGAAGGAAGCAATATAGGACTTAACGCAGTTCTGCATCAGTTTGCACACGTTGGCGCAAATTGTATGATAGGAGCAAGTGCCTTCTTAAAAGGCGAAGCAAAAGCAAATACTAAATACGCAGGAGTTCCGGCAAGGGAAATCGGCTCAAACATAAGATAATGAAAGTAGCTATTTTATTACTTACACAAAATAGACACGATTTAACGCAGCGTGTAATTAACCAGAACTTTTACAACTCAGGTTACAACGCAGACTGCTTTTTAATAGATAACGGCAGCGACACGCACGAGAACTTTAACTACCCGTTTGCCGGGTATGACTTATCAAAAGAAAAGCGAGGCATAGCAGCCGGAGTAAATGCAGGTCTTAGGATAACTCAAAACTATGATGCGGTTTGTTTATTAGCCAATGACATTTTATTACCTGAGAATTGGTTGTCAAAATGGGTTATGTTTTCTCAACGTGTGTCAAAAACTGGCATTATTGGAATACATTGTGTAGAAGAGCTGCCACCAATAGTAGACGGAGTTCATAAAACGCATACACCTTTTGGCGATAACTTTATCACTCGTGAGCTTATAGATGCGGTAGGCGGTTACAACGAAGAGTATGACCCCTATGGAATGCAGGATAGAGATTACGGAGAACGAGCAACTATTACAGGCTTTACAAATTACTACCTGCCAGATATGAGGTCAGAACACATCGGACATGATGTAGGAAACGGAACAGATTACAGACGAATGAAAGACGAGAGCTTGGCAAGGGCGCAAAGCGTGTGGGATAAATACCAAGACATCTATCACAACCAAAAGAATATAAGATGCGAATACTTTGTATAACTTCTGCTAACTCAGGTGTAGGCTTCCACAGAATAATGATGCCAATAGTACATATGGAAAAAGAGTACGCGCTTATTACCGATGTACTAAATGATGAGTTATTAGAGCAGGGTTGGGATATAGTGTTAATGAATAGAATGCTCAACGAGATAGATGCAAAGCAAATGGACACTTGGCGCACTAAGTACGGCTTTAAGTTAGTAGTCGATAATGACGATTACTGGGAACTTAGCGAAAGCCATTTATTGTATTCAAGATACAAGCTCAATAACATACCTAAACTGATTACTGATTATTTAGAAGTTGCAGACCTTTGCACCTGCACCCACGAAAGACTAGCAGCAGAGATAAGCACATACAGTAAAAACGTTCACATCTTACCGAACGCTTTACCTTATGGAGACGAGCAATTTAGAGACGAGAAGCTAGATAGCGACAAGGTTCGGTTATTCTGGTCAGGCAGCGGAACACACGAAAGAGATATAGATATACTTAGGCAGCCTTTTAAAAGGTTGCAAGGTATGAATATAAGAACTGTAATAGCCGGGTACAACGATGGCGAGAAGCCGGTGTGGGATAAAATGATAGATGCGTTTACTTGTGGCCTAAAACTTAACCCTACTATTTACAACTATGCAAAGGTTACAGAATACATGGGAGCTTATACAGATAGCGACATTTCAATCATACCTCTGGTAGATAACAAGTTTAACGCTATGAAGTCAAATTTAAAAGTATTAGAAACGGCTGCCAAAAAGAACCCTGCCGTTGTTAGTTATGTCAATCCTTACTTAGATATGCCGGTGCATTACGTTAAAAGCCAAAAGGATTGGTATAAGCATATCAAAGATTTAGTTAATGATGAGCAGATGCGAAAGGAAAGCGGAAATAAACTATTTGAGTTCTGCAAAAAGAACTATAACTTTGGGGAGATAAATTTAGACAGAAAGTATATTTATAGTAAACTATGCCAGTAATTAAATGCTCTAACGGCAAATATAGAATAGGCTCAGGCGGTTGTGTTTACGATACCGAAGAGAAGGCTAACAAGGTTTGGAAGGCTATCCTTGCAGGTGGCAAGTTCGCAGATAGCTATACCGATTACCCGGAATCAGCAACTAACAACGCAAAGAGGGCTTTGGAGTGGGTAGAGAAACACGGGTGGGGTTCATGTGGAGAAGCAACCGGCAAAGCAAGAGCAAGGCAGTTAGCAAACAGAGAGCCGATTAGCAGAGACACTATTGCTCGTATGGCTTCCTTTAAAAGACATCAGCAGCATAAAGATGTTCCATATAGCGAAGGTTGTGGTGGCTTAATGTTTGACGCATGGGGCGGTACGAGTGGGATTGAGTGGGCTATTAACAAACTAAAAGAGATAGACAATAAATAATTTGCATAGTAAAATTTTTTAATCAATTAATTATTAATCAACGGAAAATTTAATGGGGAAACTATGCAGAGACACACTTTAAACTATTTACAAGGAATGGGGTTTGATTCGTCAGATACCATTCTTTGTGAAGTGTGTGGCAAGGTTGCGGTAGATATAGCGCACATAGTTGCAAGGTCTAAATTTGGCAGTAAAAGAAAACAACTGCAAGACCATATAACTAATTTATGTGCTATGTGTAGAGAATGCCATTACGACTATGATTTTAAAAATAGGTGGACTGCTGAGGAAATATTTGAGATACATTTAAAAAACATACCAAATGGCAAAAGGTAGCGAGAACAAGAACAAAATTAGCTTTGGGAAAAGGAAAAGAGGCTCTGCAAAGAAGTCCTTTAACAAGCACACGCCCAGAGAAAAAGCATATAGAGGTCAAGGCAGATGAGAAAGCTAACTGCTATATGGCTGCTCCTAACACATAAGGCTTACTTCGTTGCAGTATGCAAAACAGGTATGAATGGAGACGATATGACAACCATAGGCAATTACACCTATGCTATGGCAGAAACTTTAATCAATAAGCACATAGCAGACGTAGACACTTACTTAGACCAAGAAGACGCAATAGACGAAGCAAACGATATAATCAACGGAATACTATGATACAAAACGTACCAATCAACACAGTAAAAGCAAACCCAAATAATCCCAGAATAATTAAGGACGATAAGTTTGCAAAGCTCGTAAAATCAATTAACGAGTTCCCGCAAATGCTAAACCTTAGACCTATTGTAGTAAATGATGATATGGTTGTACTTGGTGGCAATATGAGATTAAAGGCTTGTAAGGAAGCCGGACTTAAAGAGATACCAATCATTAAGGCAAGTGAACTAACCGAGCAGCAGCAAAAAGAGTTTATAGTTAAAGAC